TCGGCCTCGAGCCGGGCGTCCTCTTTCATGCGGCGGATCTTCCAGGCCTTGTCTGCCCAGAGGGAGAAGGGCATGGCGAAGCCGAAGAGGAATGCGATCAAGGCGTAGGGTCCAAGGTTGGGGTTGTCTGTGCCTACTGAACACACCGTGATAGCCATGAAGCAGAAGCCGATTGCGGTGCCGTAGAGTGTGCTGATGATGAATTTGAACATTTTGGTTTTTCCGTGTGTTGGGTGCCGGAGCCGAAGCCCCGGCGGTTTAAATTAGATGCTGAAGAAACCGCGCTGGGCGAACCAGCCGAGGTAGGTTCCTGTGTTATACTGCTGCAGCCACTTGGTGAAGTTGAAGACGATAGTCAGCTTGTCCTGACTAGGGACATGAACCAGAACATAGTCGCAGTCGATGTTGGTGCCGTGCGCCTTGTTCAACTTGGCGACCTCGGCCTCGGCAGCTTTCTTCGCGCTGGCGACAGTCTTGTAGAGCTTGCAGGCGCTCTTGGTCTCGGTGAAGCGGATTTCGATTTGTTCGAGGATGTTCATTCTGGTTTCCTTTCTCAGAGCGTTGGATCGTCCCAACACAAAGATTATCTCTCTTTCTGGGCCAGAAAGAAACAATTATTTTTGAAGAAAGCAATTTTCTTTTTCATGTTTATCAAGGGGTTAGTCTAGCTTACGCCATTTGTCCACATAAATCTTCCTGAATCCCTGCCTGAGAGTGCCTTTTATGAGGTACCAATCACCCAGCCTTCCGTCCTCGACGATGGGCTTGCCCATACGCGAATATTTGAACCGATCAATGGTGCAGATGATTGGGCCTGTGTCGTCCTCAAACGTGACATTGAGCCACAGATTGTTGTTCTCAACTCGTCGGCCTCCACGCTTGGCCAAGTTGACTGTCTCGTTCATGTCTCGCAGGTTCTTCTCCTTGAGCTTCCCGAAGAAGACAAACTGGCCGGGACTGTCAGCATCTAGGTCAACGATGTCTATGATCGGTGTCACGATGTTGTGCGCGGCTGGGTCTGCCTTTATGTGACCGAAACGCCTCTCGCACTCAAAGATGTCGTCATATGGCGTCTGGCCTTCTCCGAGAAGTTTCTCTTGCCTCGGTGTCAGAGGCTGGCTCATCTTCCTACGCTCGATTATATCCTGCGCCATCTTTGGCCCGATGCCTTTGATGCCCATCAAGCCACCAATCAGCTCTCCGTCTTGAACCGACCAGTTTATCTCCGATTTGAATTTGTCGAACGGTTTATACGAAAGACCTTCGCGCACGACCTCACGCAACAACCTAACTGCTTGCTCGTCGTCTTTGACGTTGCGCAAACAAGCTGCAGCAAACTCCAGAGGAAAACGAGACTTAAGAACACAGCACCAATAAGAAACAAGCCCATAAGCAATGGCGTGAGAGCGATTGAATGCCCAACTGCCCATCGTGTTGATGTGGTCCCAGATGTATCGTGCTTTTTCCTCATCAATTCCGTTCTCCTCAGCACCAACCTTAAACTTTTCAAAGTAGGTGTCAAAGAACTCTTTGCCCAGAGACTTGCTCATCGCCTTGCGCAGAGACGAAACATCTTCCCAAGAGAGTTTACCGACATCCCTCCCGATCGTCATGACCTGCTCTTGATAAACGACGACGCCGTTGGTGACCTTTGTGATGCCTTCTGTTAGGGGGTGGAGATACTCAACAGGAGCTGCGCCGGTATGACGCTTTATGTATTCCGTTGTGCCGCCGGAGTTTAGCGGTCCGGGGCGAGCCAGAGCTGTGATCGCCGCAATGTCTTCAAACTTATGAACTTTCATCTGCCTAGTCACAGATTGCAGCGCATAGCCTTCAAACTGGAATATTCCGGCGTACTTCTCGTCGTTCAATATCGCGAACGCAGCCTCGTCTTCTAGGTCATGATTGACGAGCTGGTCCCTCGTCCAGCCAACCTGATCAAGAACGTCTTGCAACACAGACAGCGTTCGCAAACCAAGGGCATCAATCTTCAGAAGATTCAGATCCTCAGCATCCTTTTTATCTATCTGAGCTGCACCGCTCTGTTCGCTGACTGAACAATATTTCCGGACAGGCTGCTCTGTGACGATGATCCCTGCGGCATGAACACCGCTGTGCCGCGCATGGTTCTCCATGCTGGCCGCGACCTTCATCTGTGGGTATTTCCTAAGCACCTCTCGGCCAACATCAAGCTCGTTGAACGTATCAAGGATGCAAAACGCTGCACGAGAGTCGCCTGTGCTCCGCTCGATGATTGCACCTTTGAGGTCGTTGACCTCCCAAGCAGGAATCCCGAGCCCCTTGGCAACTTCTGAGATCGTGCTCTTGGCTTTGTAGCGCGACACAGTTCCGAGGTGAGCGACCTTCTCCGCTCCGTACTTTTGCCGGAGGTATTCAAACACCATCTCTCGCCGATCGTCTTGGAAGTCGATGTCGATGTCCGGGAGGTCTTCGCGGGTCACATCGATGAACCGTTCGAACAGCAGGTCGTGCTTGATCGGGTCGATGTCCGTTATGCCAGTCAAGTAGCACACCAGCGAGCCAGCAGACGAACCACGGGCAGGGCCAACTAGCATGTGTTGCTTGGCGTAAGAAATCATGTCGGCGATCACGAAGAAGTAATCTTCGAACTTCTTCTCTGCGATCATATTTAGCTCTCGCTCAAGGCGAGCAGCGTAAACTTCGTCAGACAGATCTATGCCCAACTTGGCTGCACCTTCCCGACAAAGCTCCTCAAGAGTTTTCTTGCTGTTGAAGGAAACCATCTTGGCAACAGGCAGATCAGTCTCGCACAATCCGGCGATCTCATAGGTGTTGTCAATCGCAGACTGTGGTGCCCAAGGCACTGCGTCTTTCCACTCCCACTCGTTGAGTATGTGCATGGCTGTCGTGCGGTCTGTGCGGTCTCGCCCAACCAGCACCTCATAGGCTTTCTTGTCTGTCACGAGTGGATAATAGTTGTCGCTCGTTGCGACTGTCTTGAAGCCTTTGCTTTCTGCAAACTCAAGAGCCTTGCGTGAGCTCATGGGATTGAGCTCAATGTAAAGATCGTGTTTTCTGGCTAATGGAAGCATTCCCCATATTGGGTGAGTTCCAGAGAGGATGATGACGTTTTCTGAGATATCAAACAGATCAGAATAACTCAGTCGGGGATGATAATAGAAATGGTCCTTGTCTGTGCTCTTGGTGACGAGGTTGTATATCTCTTCAAGACCATCATTGTTCTTTGCGATGAAGGACATCGCGTTGGCTGGCTGGCGACTGCGGTCTGTCGCATCTTCAACAACAGGAATTTCGACCCCTAGGACAGCCTTTTTGCCGGCGGCTTTGCATGCTTTGCTGAACGACACATGGCCCCATGTGCCTGTGTCGCACACCCCGACAGCATCCCCTTGGCAAACACCAACAACCGAATCGACAGGACCAAATGCCTTGCGGAAAGAGTATTCCGTCCTGACCTTTATGTTCAGCATCAGCTCGTCGCTATATAAATGACGCCAAGGATCAGGTGCCCGACGATCATTATCATTATCGGATCCATTACAGGTGGCCCTCCTTCTTATACCACTCAACGATGCGGACTGTTGCTTCAACGTCGTTGATTGATCTGTGTGCGCCTTCTATCTTAGCCCCGAACAGCTCTTCGTGTATATCCCCGAGCTTTCGCATTTTGCCCCAGACCCTCTGGCCGACCTCAACTGTGCAGATATGATCTCGGGGCCAAGGGAACTTCGTGACCTTGTCAAGTCGCTCAAGCTCAAATCTAAGTATCTTCCGGTCGAATGGCAAGTTGTGCGCAACCATCTCTCGCTCGCCAAGGAAGAAATCGCAGAGCTCCCCGTAATAAGCAACGAATGGCTTCTCGTCTTTGAGCATGTCGTCGGTTATGCCGGTGATCTTCGTGATCATAGGGTCAAGCGGATGCCCCGGATTGCAAAAGAACTCCAGCTTGCCAATCTCTTTCAGATCATCGTCCAGCTTCAGAGCACCGAACTCGATGATCTTTGGCTGGATGTCCAAGTCCGAACCTTCAGCCTTTGGCAGCCCTGTCGTCTCAACATCGAAAACAATCATATCAATCCTCGCTATGCAGAGACTCAAGCATGAACGCATAAACCCCTAGGTCGTGAACAGAGTCCTGATGACCTGCTGGCCAGTTCATTGAATAACGGGTGAGCTTGGCGACGATCATGTTGACGATGCCGAACTTGTTCCACTCTTTCTCTGTCCGGAGATCAACACCCTCCGGAAACAGAGCCATCATAACTTTCCCGTGGCGATGATAGTTGTCGCCATATGAAGTGTTGCGCTCTCGGAAAGTCTTGAGCGCCTCCTCCATGCATTCAATCGGAGTCTTTTGATCTGAGTCCATCGTCGTATCCTTCCTCATAGCCTTC